TTTATTTTTACTGATATGCAATTTGATCAAGTATCTGGCTCTAGCTTTAAAACTTTTGATAAAATTAAAGAAAAATTTAGTAAACATGGGTATAAAATGCCACAGATTATTTGCTGGAATCTAAGCAGTATTGACAATGTTGTTTTTACAAAAGATGACAAAGATGTTTGTATGCTTTCTGGATTTTCTACTCCAATTTTAAAAGCTTTTTTAACATGTCAGGAAATTAGTCCTTTAATTATATTCTTATCCGCAATAAATCATTATAAACTTCCCGAAGTAATTCTCAAACCAATTGAATTGAGTAGCGTTGATATTACTTCTATAGAAAATATTATTCAAAAATGCGATTTTAAATATACTGAAAAAAAGACACCAAATACTATTCATTCAGAACTTGATTTAATAGAAACTACGTGCACGTTCAACGAAGCCGATGTTCAAAAAATAAATCCAAGTCGTGGCAGTGGTCGTGGCCGTGGTCGTGGTCGTGGCCGTTAAATATTTTAAATCTTTGGATAATGTTCACTTTAATTTTCTACTTTCATTTTGGCAGTATATTAAGTTTTGCAGATATTATTTTTATATTATTTTTAAAATGTATTTAAAGAAATAAATTATGAGTTTAATAAAATGATAAATCAATTAAATTTTCTTAAGCAAATTAAAATGCACCCACAAAAGTCAAAAGAGTGGTTTGAACAGAGAAAAAATAAACTAACTTCAAGTGATGTTGCAACTGCATTAGGGATAAATCCATATAAAAAACCAATTGAACTTTTACTTGAAAAATGTGGAGCCGGTCGTACTTTTCAGGGTAATGAAAGTACTTTACATGGACAAAAATATGAAGATGAGGCTATTAGTAAATATGCAGAATTAATGGGCAAACACGTACATGCCTTTGGGATGATATCATTTTCTGATTTAGATCCTATACGATCTATTAGAGAAGAAAGTAAAAAATATATGGATCCGAAATATCATTTTTTAGCAGGTTCGGTAGATGGTATATCAGTTGATAAAATTATTACAGATGAATCTATATTAAATCAAGTTGAAGTAAAATGTCCCTTGAGAAGAAAAATTAAACATAGTCAAATACCAGAATATTATTTCCCACAAGTTCAATTAAATATGTTTATTTTGGATCTTGAAGTAACAGATTTTATTGAGTATATACCTAACACAATTGGTAAAAATGTAGAAATTAATATAGTTAGAATATTTAGAGACGAGGATTGGTTTGAAAAAAACTTTCCTGTTCTCGAAAAATTCTGGTCCAGTGTGCAATTCTGGAGAACTCAAGATATCACAACACACCCTGACTATAATAAATATTTTAGTACTAGTGTTGCTATGCCAACTCCTAAATTTTTATTTATCGACGATAATGAAGAAAGACCATCTTCTCCAATTAATGATATTTGTTTATTTGAAGACTAAAATTTATTCAATTGGTAAGTTTTTAATTATTTTTTGTTCACGTTCATTTAATTTTTGTTCACGTTCATTTAATTTTTGTTCGCGTTCATTTAATTCTTCTTCCCATCTTCTAAATTCATCGTTGATAATTTCATTTAATGATTTTGCAACTGGTTTTTGCTGTTTATTTGACATTTTAACATATAATTTCTATTGGGGATCTAGCCTGAAAAATATTATAAGTTTTATAATATCTATCAATAATTGGTATAGGATTTAACCCTCTTTCTTCTAATAAATATATCTTTAGATCATTTATATTTATTATTCCCATATCCAGTGATTTTTCAATATTTTGATCATGCTTTCTAAAAAAAATATCTCTAGCTTCTTGATATTTAAAATCATCTGGTAAACATATACCAATATTTTTTAAACCTTCAATTGAATGATACTTTTGAATATATGCATATGCTTTCATAGGACCTATTTTAGATATAGTGGTACAAAAATCACAGCCACTTAGTATACACATATCTATAAAAGATCTTGGGGTTAAATTCATATTTTTAAGAATTTCATTTACATCTATTACTGTTACCATAGAATTAAGATAACCTTTGCGAAATATCTTTATCGGTTTCACAATTTGTTCTTGATCTAAACTTGCAATAAAGTACGGGATTATATCGGTATCTTCTGTATAAACGTAATCAGCAATTCCTTGTTTTTGAAGCGTTACACAAAATGCTTCCGCATCTTCATTTGCTACAATAAAAGGTATCCCCATTAATTTAAGTAAATATTTACACTCATTACGATGATTTTTCCCCACTGTCATAAATGACATTTTACGGTGAATTTTTAGTAATTGATCCAGTGTATCATTAATTTCAGGATTTAATTCAATTGAATCTTTTTCGTCTGATGGATATTTATCTATATTGTCAAGTTGCTCAATAAATTTATCTTCAAGTTCTTCAACTTTACGACTTATCTGTTCTCTGTATGTAAAACGTTTAGTAAGGGCATTTGCTTGTTTTGCTGCACTAGGACAACCATCAAACACATATATAGGAATAATACCGTTTTCAAGATACCAAAAAATATTATTTATAAATCCAAAAATATGCGAATTTTTTGAATCTATTGACCTATATTTATGAATTAGAATTTCACTATCTATTGCAATTTTACTTCCACTAAATTCACTAATATAGTTTTGACTTATAGCAGATGCGGCATACTGATTTATTAATTTATTTAATCCTTTAATTCCCATTGTTAAAATTTTAAAGTTTTGATTAACTCTTTGATAATTAATCTACTAAAACTTTAAGTAAGCACAAAAAAAATTATCCACAAATTACTGTCTTAAAATATCCGGTATATTCTGGGTTATACCATAATGCTGCATAAAAAACATTACTTAGACTACCTACAATTTCTTAAACATAAAATCGATAAATAAATCGATAATAACATGGTAATCAATAAAAAAAAATTAATATAATTCCAGTAATAATACAACTGGTCAATTCATTTAGAGATACAATGATCAATATAATATTTTCGTTCAATTTAAATTTTAGGATAAAAATTTTCTATACATCTATTAAAAGATGTCATTCAGTTTTGGAAGAAGACACAGAAAACGTAGATCTCACAGACGTAGCCATCGTAAAAGCAAAAGAACTAGCAGACGTTCAAGACGTTCAAGACGTTCCAGACGTTCCAGACGTTCCAGACGTTCCAGCCGTCGTGGACGCAGAAGTCACAGACGTCGCCATAGACGTAGATTAGGAAGACGTAGATTTGGAGCATTTGGAAGTGGTTCGCCATCTTCTTTACTTGAATTTGAGGGTCCTTATGGATCAGCTGACCAGGGATGGGGAAATGGAGGGGTAGGAGTATCTATGAGACGCTCTGTAAAGATGTAAACAATTTAATAAACAAATAAAACTTTTAACGGTCCAAACCGATATTAAATTTAAAGTAATAATTAAATTTTATTAGACCTTAATTGTCTGATAAAATTAAATTGTTTAATATGCAACATATAAAAATACCTTTGAAAAATAAAAATAAAGAAATAGTTGCACATACTATTGTTGATCAAGATACTTATGAAATTATAAATTTCACTCCTTGTTTAAATAAAGATGGGTATGCACAAGGAAAACTGAATGGTATTTCATTTTTATTACATAGATTTGTAATGGAAGCAAATAAAGGTGATCCCAAAGTAGATCATATAAATGGAGATAAACTTGACAACAGAAAAGTAAATTTACGTTTTGTAACAAGTATTCAAAATGCACAAAATAAATTAAAAAAAAAGGGAACTTCTTCTCAATATATTGGAGTACGTAAAAGAGTCTATAATTATGGAATAAGATGGACAAGTAAAATTCAAATAAATGGGAAAGCAATTGAAAAAAGCTTCAAAAATGAAGAAAGTGCAGCTTATTGGTATGATATTCAAGCTATTAAATATTATCGAACTGATGATTTTGAACCTAAAATCAATAGAATAAATAAACCGGATGATTATACAGAAACAGAAATAAAACAAAATTTATCTTTTGGAACTAAACAAACTAGGGCTAAAAATTATGAAGTTAATATACAACAAGATAATATATGTATATATCTCGGAACTTTTAAAACAAAAGAAGAAGCGAAAGAAGTATATCTCAAAAAGAAAAAAGAATTAAAAACAAAAAAACTTAATAAAAAAATAGGTACAGAAATTAAACGAAATGATAATGACATTGCTATTATGGTAACTTCTAAAGGAGAAGAAATTTTAGTAGACGATGATAAATATTTTGATTTAAAGAAATTTACTTGGAATTTAAATATAGGTGGTTATGCTCAAACAACTTTTATTGGTCAACCCATAACTATGCATAGATATCTTTTTAATTTTCCAATC